CAAAGCCTCTGGCTGCTCGGCCCGACTTGTCCTGGCCGAAATAAACATCTCAGTCGGTGCAGCGTTGAATTCAATCCTTTCTTGCTTGACAGTCAGTAACTGCTGCAAAGGCAAAGGCATCGCATTGATCCAGCGCTTTAGCTCTGCAAACATCGCGTCATAAAGCTGAGAGCTTGTCGGTGCAGTGACCACCACCTTGACCGGAGACCGAGTCATAAAGTACCAGAGCATGGCCCAGCTGCTTGCTGTACTCTTTCCCACCCCGTGGCCAGACCGAACACTTATCTTCCGATCACCCCGTGCAATGGCCTTCAAAAACTCAATCTGCCACGGGTCAGGGTCAACCCCCAACACCTCTTGCACAAACAAGACGGGGTCAGGCTGATATCGGTCCACCCACTGGGCAAAGACGTTTTCTTTCACAAACCCCTCACTTGCTTTAAGTTCTGACCAGTGATTCGATTAGTCCAGCATGACGCGCACAACCACCTGGTGGCACTCATCTCAACCCCACCCTCTGGCGGCTTTTTAATGGCGCACTTATTACAAATCTGTAATTTGTGGCCATGCGCGTTTCCATTCAATCTGACTGGGTTATTTACAAAGTTACTCTTCATTGGGGTATTTTCTGCACTTCATTATTTTTATGGATTAACCATTTATCACCTAATAATCTAATTGCCTTGATATATTGCAATTGATTATGTCTGTTTGTGCTTCTCGGCACATAATCAACATTGAATAACTGTCTCACTTTAATCAGCATTTGCGTATTCATATTATTCCCACTATATCGTTGACATTGACCCATGCGTGTAAAACAGTTGTGCCGTCTGGACTCATTAAGCTGCAGAAGACCTTCCCATCTTTTTCACCATCAGTATCGATCACGATCCACTCTTGGCCTTTGAGTATCACTGTCGCTAGCTTTGATTTCATTCGTTTGCTCCGTTGTTTATGGAGTTGACATTTTTGCACAATTTGACTTGTTTGTTAAGTTAGTTTTTTATTTTTTAAAAATTTTTTTTTGTAGGTGTTTAGTGCCGCCACAGTCGCCCCCGCCAAAGCGGCCATGGGGGGGTCTCGGCCACCGACCGCTAGCTGGCCACCACCGACTTGTCCCCAGATTTTGGCCAACTTTATCCACAGATTCCTGTGCATAACTGGTCATGTAATACTTTAATGCACTTAATTCTGTGGATAACGACTTATCCACTTAACATAATGGTCGTTGTATAAAGTGACTGAATCATTTGGTATTCATATCTTCAATTGTCATGCTGCGCTTGCGTAATGCATCAAGGGCCATGCTTCCAAGGTCGATGCTGACCAGTGGTTGCTGCTTGTCACCATACTCGTCTGGCGCTTGCTTTGAGGCCAGCCAGCGCCTTGTATCCACTCTCAGCTTGGCCACTTGCGCCTCTTGAGGGCTTGCACTGTCTGCAATTTCGAGGGTCTGCTCTGCTAAACTTCTCCCACCTCGCGTGCGTGCGCGTGCGAGGAGTTCCCCCCGCTTGGCATCTTTTTCTATCCATTTGTAGAAACCACCGATGCTGATGTCCAAAGACTTAATCACTGAATTGACTGTCTTGCCTTCGGAGATATGGTCAAAGAGCATAGCCTCACCGCCAAAGGCGTGAATTTTCTTATTGATCCCAGACATCTCTTTGCGCTCGATGGCTGCTTGGTCTCGCAGTGTGAGCTGGCGCTCGACAATGTTGTCAGCCAGTTCACTCAGTGTTTGTGCTTTTGCCATTCAGATAATCCTCAATGATTTTGATTGCATCTGGCGCTGATCTTGAGACCAGGCACAGATATCCTTTTGCGTTTAACTGCAAACCCACAGAGCTTTGTTTGCCTGAGACGACTCCGGCCTTGGTCTTCATCTCAATAAAAAGCCCATGAAACCCATTTTTAGGCTCTAAGACGCAAAGATCAGGCATCCCTGCTAAAACCCCTTCAGAATGCAATCTGACGCGCTCTGAAGCGCTTCTATCGCCTCCATTGGGTATTGCTGCAATGATGCAGTCTGGATAAAACGCTCGAATGTGTTGCACCACCTTGACCTGGTCAATGTGTTCAATGCTTTTTCGTTTGCGCTTTATGTCAACCACCATGACTCGGATTCTACTGCCGTGGCTTTGGGTTGGAACAAGTGGCATCGGTGTTTGACATCGGTTGGGAATGCAGCCAGTCCTGTTCGGCTGCACTGATGTTCGGACCATGTGACTGTTGCCCATCCACCTTTAATCTTTGCCTGGTCAAACATCCACTGGAGTGGCTTTGAGTTGACCTTTCTGTGCCTTTCCATCTGCTCTGCTGGCATCGACTGGCGCTGCTCTACTATTTCCGCATTAGCGCATTGATGGCAGAAAACGCGCTCATCTTCGACCATTTCATCAATTGTGGATAACCTGTGCATAACTTCCCTTTGTGTTGGACCATCAAATGCTCGTTTCTAATACGGAAAGCCCTTAAGGAATTTTCCGCCTTTCCGCATTAGAAACTGAAGTACCTTCCAAGCCGAGACTGGTCTGTGGATAAGTAGGTCTAGCGACCCTACTTATCCAACAATCCCTGCCATTGTCTAATAAGGAATTCCGCATTAGTTCCGTATTAGTTCCGCCTTTCCGCATTAGACTGATCATGCAAGCTTCACCCAGCCTGACAATGGCTCGTTTGGTGCGAATCTGGTGAAGATGGCCGTGCCAATGTGCTTGCGGATATAGCCTGCATCACTGCCTTTGACGCTGCTGAATATTTCAGTCCAGTCCAGTTGGTAGGCGTTTTGGAGTTCTTTGGGCACGACTGGCCTGCCTGGTCCTCTGCGCATGATGACGCTGCCTTTGTCATTGATGATGGACTGAACCACCATGCAGACCTCATCGCACTTGTCTTGGATGCGCTGCTCTCTGGCACTGTCTTGCATGGATTGCTTGGCGGCCATTCGGTCTTGTTCTGACGACATGGCTGGAATGGCCACCCTGCAAATAATCTCTTGCAGATCACCAGTTGATGTGGTGACCAGTTCTGGGAATGTGATTGAGTCGAATTTGATTTCTCTGAATGCTGGCTCATAGCGCGTTTTGGTCAGCTTTAGGTAGCGCTGGTTATCCTCATCCATGAAAAGCACGCCTGTGAGGGTTGCATCGCCTGTAAAGGCAGAAGCACCACGGGCCATGGCATCGGAGTCTTGGCGGGAGATTGTTTTGTTGGTATGGGTCAGGATGCAGACTGGGGCTTTTTGCTGAATGAAGATGGTCTGCTTGATGGCGGCAATATATGCACCCACTTCAGAGTTGTCATTCTCGTTGTCAATATCCATGGTCGCATTGGCCGTGTCCAGTACCAATAATGGCTTAATGCCATCAACTGTGTGGCGCTCAATATTATGGGCAAGTCTGAGTAAATCTTTGACATTAGACCTTCTGGCATCAATAACCACAAACCAATCATTTAAATTATTTATCTTGTAATGCTTTGAATATGCGAATAGTGTTCGGATTATCTGGTCACTGTCTTCAGTCACGATGATTGACTTGCGTTTCTTTTTGGCGTGAATCTCACATCCATCCACTGCAAACCCTGCCATGACCATGCACATTGACAGCACTGCTGTGGTCTTACCCACTCCAGGCTGACCCGCCAAGATAAAGAAAGAATGGGCCATGAAGCCTTCGATCAGGTAATCAATGGGGTTGAGCTTGGTCAGGTCTAAGGCAAGCTCTGGCCATGACGGGTCTGGTGCATCGGTGGCCACTGGCGCTTGGGCAATCACTGCCGCAAAGTCTTCCACCGCTGACTTTCGCTCGGTCTGCTTGGTTGGGGCTTCCCAGCCACAGTCCTTGGCGTGCTTGTAGAGTGTGCCAAGGCCGACACCTTTGCCCTGGTGAAAGCTCTTCCAGTGGGTCTCAATGTCTTTCGTGCCTTCGTATTTAGTCCCACCTTGAGACCATGTATCCCATAGGCTACAACCTTGCTCTCCAAATTCTGAATGCAAAGCCTGACCGATCTCAATCCACTGGTCATAGTCACAGTCTGGGCTGATGTGCTGCAAAGCCTGCGCGGCCTTGGCCATCTCATCTGGCGCGCCTTTGGACAGCATGGCTGTGAAATCAAATGGTTTTGTAGCTACAACTTGCGTCTTTGGCTCTTGCAGCTGGTGCTGCTCGATGATGCCCCAGTCCATTAAAAGTTCATGCAAATCCACGGCCTCTTGGAATTCACCAGCCATCTGCTTGCCACTGAGTAGCACTGACTTGCCTGCACTGTTTGGCAGGCCGAATACTTCCAGTTCCTGACCACCGCCAAGTTTGTATTTCGGCAACACAATGTCTTTGACTAGGGGCGCTTTGACCCACAGAAAGACATGACGGCCACGGCCTGAGACAGAAACCTCGGTCAGCATCTTGTGCTGCTTGACATACTTGGCCATGCGCTGGATGGCCACGTTGGTTGGTCCTGATGCGTGCTTCATGTCCACATCGAGGCAAACCAGAAAGTTGCCTGATGCACTGATGATGGGGCGCTGCTGGACCAAGCCAAGATATTGGCCATGAGGGCATGATTCCATGGCCCAGATATCTTCTGAGTTGTAGAGATCGCTTGGGTCTGTATCCCGTGCCACACCTTGGCCGCTTCGCTTGTAAGGAATTTTTTTGCTGCCTTGCAGGGCAAAGGTGCAGAAGACAGCATCGGGCGCGACTGCACCTATTTTGCAGGCGACAGACTGGGACTGACTGAATGTGTCTGGCAGGGGTGTTTCAGTTATAGTTGACACTGAAATTCCTTTAAGTTGGGGTTTCATTTGTAAGTTGCCATGAGAGTTGACCTTTGACCTGGCAGTGTTAACGCGCTGTCAGGTCTTTTCTTTTGGCAGGGGATGTGATTCTATTCCTTGGCCTTGACAAGACTTGGCGCAGCAGTCTTCTCACCGACTAAGTCTTCGGACACTTCGACCCCAAGTTTCAAGACAGCACTGGGGCTTTTGAGTTCCCAGGCGATCAGCATATCTTTGAATGCTTCTTGGACCAGCTTCTCATCCTTCCAAAATTTTGTCTTGCGGCCCACACGCATGGTCCAGCCTTGAATGGATTTGCCACTGGCCAATTGCTCTTTGGCGGCAGACTGCACAGCATCGGCCCATGCGGTCACCAGAGCCGCGTTGTCCAGCATCTCTGGGGTAACAGTCATGTCGGGCTTGAAATCGTTTCTAGCGACCTCTTGGACCTTCTCACGCATGGATGGGCAAATGGTCTTGGCCTTGCAGTATCGGCAGGCATCGGGGCTTGGGTTTGTGGGTGCATCGCCTGTGAGCGCCAGCTCGGCAGCTTCAACCAAGCGCTTGCCGTGCAAGTTCAAATAGTTCCCAGACACTGTCCACTTGCTGTGGCCGACTCGCGGCTGGAATATGTGCATGGTGCATTCGATGGTGCTTGGCGCTTTGAGCTGGCGCATTGCACCAAGTGCATAGGTCAGCAGCTGCTTGTTGTCTTGGGCATCCACAGCGACACGGCCAGTCTTCAGATCGATGACATGAAGATGGTTGCCATCGACCAGGACTGCATCGGCAGTGCCACCAAGGGCTGGGTGCAGAGACTTTAAGCCTTCATCCAAATTGACTTCGATCAGCTTTTTCCTCGGATTCTCGACCAGAGTATTGACAAAGTTGGCATAGCCTTGGGCCATTGATAAATGGTCAGGATCAGTTCCGGTTGGTATTTCACCACCGCGCAGAATGATCTCAGAGAGTTCATGGATCGCTGTGCCAATGGCAGCGGCCTCGCCTGCTGGCTCATAAGGCATGAGGGACTCAAGCCTGTATGAGCCAGGGCAAGACATGAAGCGGTCTGTTCTGGATGCTGAGAGTCGGGCGTGTTTACGGGTTTCATGTTGCATGGTTTCTCCTGGGTTAAATGATTTGGTTGACGATATTCAGTTTCTTTAAGACCTTGGCCAAGACTGTATGGTCCAAGCTGGC